CATCTTCGTACAGTTGACCCATACTTAACGCCAGTTTAATATTGCTCATAGCACCAGCTATCATACCACCACGCAGAAGGTCATTTTCTTTGTCTAGTAATTCTTGTACTGCTTTTTCTACAACGTCTAATGACGCTTGTATATCTACTTTATCTATCGTCATAACTTACTCCTTTTTTAGTTATACCTAATTATAACCCTGATGGCTTAGAGTCGCTAATAGCATCGTAATCAAGACTTTTAACGTCATATGTGTCTACATGGCGTGTGACTAAATCATTAGGATCTATGTCGGTGCTTGTGTAAACTGCGTTACTTTGCACTTCTTCAAGTATAACTCGTTTCTCTATGCGTTCAAACTGACCAGCGTTAGCTTTACGCAACGCCTGTTCTGGTGAACTGGCACGGACAGGATATAAATCTACTTGTATTAAAGTAAGAGGTACATAATAGGTTTGTACATTGGGGTTAGTTGATACGACAGAAAGTCTGGGTGGTTTCATTTTTCTCCTTGTTTAAAATTAAGTGCCTAGTGTGAGGGCAAGGCTTAACTGGAGACCAGAGTCGGACCTTACCCCCTCTATCCAGCGTCACTAGACAAAAGCTGTTAACTTACCGACTCTGATACAATCATAACTGTAAGGTAGGTAGTCAAGCTAATAAACGGAAAAACTTCTTGGGGGTAAGTCTAACCCTTAACTACCTATATAAGTATTTAGCCCTAAATCTTAAAAGAAATAAAGGAAAGTGGGTAAATAAATAAAAAAAGAAAGGCGTGGCTGAGAATGTGAACAAAGTTATCCCCAACCACTAAGTTTTGTTGTTTAAAGTCTGTACAAACCTCCTCGCAACGAGGGAAAATCAGACTGGGTTAAACTGCGTTTTATGACGACTTGTAGTTTCACCCAAGGGGTCTTAGGCGTCTTTCTTGGTGACTTTCGGCTTACGTTTAACTTAGGTTTATTAAGCCTAAGATCTAAAATAAAGTAAAGGATGATGTATTAATCAAAATTACCAATGAGCCAAAAAACCAACAAGTATCTATCCCCATCTTTAACAGGTAGACCACGGTGCATGTGGCTAAAACTAGGAAACATCAAAGCTGTACCGCTGGGTAAGGGCTCAACAATTCCTTTACGATGAAACTCAGTTCCTCCACCCTCATAACTACCACTGTTCAAAGGTACAACCACACTAATATCAGCAGAGGTGTCATGATGCCATGCTCCTTGCCTTTTTTCGGCTATGTTATAGTTAGCTAATTGTATACTCCCAGGGCGAACAGAATGCCGTTGCCATAACGCCATAAATGCAGGGTTGAGGTGGTTAAGTACTACCGACCAAAGATTATCAAATAATGGTGGACAATTATCATGCAGAGTAACTTCTGGTATTTGGCGTAAATAATCTTCTTCAGGGTTAGGGTCAAAACCTAAATACTCTTCTATGTGTTTTATTTCATCCATCATCATGTCACAAAACTCTGGAGTGAATAAAGGCATGGTAAAAACATCAGGTAAAACTTCCGTAACATACTGTTCTAAGGTTGTTTTTAGATCTTTTTGACCTTCATGTATTTCATATTCTTCAAAATCTTTTTCAGCGTCTTGGGTTAAAGCTAGTGTAGTTTTATCAATCATCCACTCAGATTGAATTCCTAGTAGTGTATTTCTTAACCTGTACGGCATAATATTTTTTATTTCAGACATTGATTATCTCCTTTTTATAACCCTGACCTAAAAGTTAGGTTGACTCTTTCTTTAGCAAACTCTAAATCAGAAACAGCATGCGTAGAATACATTTGATCTTGTCCGTCAAACATAATAACGTCACCGTGTTCTAAAAGGTAGTGAGTTTCTTTTATTAAAAAGTTTTCACTAAGATGGTAAGGATCTTTAATCGATATTTCACTAGTGTTAGAGTGTTTTTTGATTGGGTTTTCGTAAGTACGGTGTACAAAAATTCTGGGACCACCAAAAGAAATAGAAACTACAATATCATCTACGGTAGGTACTGTGTCTGAGTGATGAGGTATACCTTTGCCGTCTTTACCGTAATACCCACAAAGACAAAAATTAAACTCAATAGGTTCTAAAAAATACATGGCAGCTAAATCTTCAGCAGCAGTTTTAATTAACTCTACACTAGCAGTCCAAGGTTCAGGTTCATATAACTTACCAGCATAGTTGAAGCTAGTACTACCAAAGCCACGTGAAGGTCTACCTTTAACCATAGCACCGTCAAACAACCGCTCCCTAGGAGCGTCCCACTTATCTATTTTATGCTCAAAGTCTTTAAATAAACCCTTACAATAAAATAGACCTGTTCTTTTAGATTTCATCGTCGTCGAAATCATCGCCCTCTATAATAGTGCCCATAGGTAAAACTCCACCAGTGTCATGGTAGATTTCTTTCATTCTTTCTAGTATTTGATCTTTGTTCATAGTCTCTACTTTGTTGACTACTAGTTCGCTACGGTTAATGTATAACCCTGCTGCCTTACCCCTAGCCACTTCTGCACCTACCGCAGCAGACCACGCACCATTACGCATAGCCCCTTCTCTTATATCTTTAAGATCAGTAAGATGGGTAGATAAATCTAAACTTACTTTTTTAGCAGCAGAGTTTTGTAAAGCCTGTATTTTTTCTTGTACCAAAGGATTTTCCTCACTAGCCAAAACATAACCAGCTTTAGTTGCATTCTTTTCACTATACCCAGCAGCAATAGCAGCATCTTTTTTAGACATGCCTTTAGCTACATTTTGTGCAAATTTCTGTTGCTTAGGGGTGAGCTTTTTCTTGGTCATTGAGTTTTTTAAATGAAAGAATTAATTTAATATAGTGGTCTCTTCTAGCTTCCCATTCTTCTATAGATTCTTCTAATCTAAACATGAACAGCAATTCCATAGGAATTGCGTATACATGTGGTAGCCATAACTCTACTAAATCTTTTTTTGTCATACATCATATTATAACTTAGTTGATAGCGTGTAGTTTACTGGCATCGTAATCATACACAGACAATTTACTGTATAAGTCCATTGGACAATCTAGCACAGCTTTCATAACTAAGCCGAGCTCATTGTACGGACCTATAATTTCAATTCTCATATGTGGTTCGGTGTATTTACCTTCTGCATGCTCGTGTATAATTAACGGATAAACAGGATATTTAACTTCTTTAGGGTCGTAGCCGTATGAACGCACAGACTCGTAAAATTTACCCATGTTTAAAGTTCTATTGAAGTTTAATTGTATGGCTTTTGCGTTAGCTTGTTCTAAGTCTTTAGCAGTCATTACTTTTATTTCTGAGTGAGGTGTGTTAGTCATTATTCTACTCTCCATACTCTAAGTACTTTAATATCATCTTCTACGGTGCTCCTACTAATAAAAACTTTACCATTACGCTTACCATAAGCACTAGCAGCAACTCTAAAACGAGTAACTTCTAGTTCATTATCTTCGTAAGGAATAGCTTTGCTATCTCCTATTTCAAAATCTCCAAAATGCCATTTGATTTTAAATGGCGGGAGTGGGATCTCAATGCCTTGCTCTATCTCGCTCATTTATAATTCCTCCTTCATCTTTGTAGTACCAACTTTTCATAGTCATTTCCGATACTGAAATAAATTCAGGGTTAAATTTTTCTTCAATTAATACGCACTCAGCAGTAATGTCTTTTTCTTGTGACACTGTTATTGATTGAATATCCCCACCATGGTTTCCGTGAGAAATAGTATACATTACACTTTCTTTTACTTCCATTTATATCTCCTATTTATATAGTATATATAGTAATACTGATCTTATACAAAGTATACTGAAATCTAAAAATATATTAAAGGCTCTGACGCTTTTCTTATTTTAGGGTAGGGGTTAGGTAGGGTTATTTAAATCAAAGGCTTAAAAGCCGTCACAAGGCGTCTATATAGTAGCTTCGGTATAAAAAGGTATTTTACTAACGGTGACAAATTGGTACTTACTTGTGCCTGTTTTACTCTTTAAAGACTTTATAACTGCTCTAGCTACTTGGTCTTTATGAACAGCTAACCAGTCAAAAAGTTCATCATTTTTTAACGCTGAAGGATTGTTGCGGTCTAGTTTTAGAACAACACGAGAAGGTGTATGATCAACTTCTTTAGGGTTGTGATAAACCATTTCCCAAATCACTTCATAGTTAGAGCTCATGTTTTCTTTATGTATCCTAGTTTGATGTCGTACTTAATATCATTAAGAGTTAGTATACCTTTATCTAGAACGTCTTGAATAGTTTTGATTTTCTCGTACTGTTTCATACGTTCTTTATTCTTAGCAGACATAGGCACTTTATCGGTGCGTAACAATTTTTGACTAGTGTCGTAAGGATCACGAGCACTCACTTCTTTACAGTAATTATTCGGTTTTGGTATCTCTACCTGTGTTCTATAGCTTTTCTTCATATCTTCCTCGGTAAATAATATTGCTTTTTTCATCAATAGTTTGTATAACGCAAACTGTCCACACTTAGGTGTGTCAAACTTCTTTTTCTTGCCTGTAAAAAATTGATACCAATGCTCAGCTTGAGGTATTCCTAAAGCAGGAGACATTTTCATAGGGTCGCCCATGTAAATGCCACCTTGTTTAATTTTATGCATGTCAGTCATAGCAAACTTCACAACCCGACTCGGAGAGTCAGGTCGGAAGTAGACGAAATATATATCGTACGCTGGGTGCATTATGCAGCTTCCGCGTACTCTATAGCTTTGGTCATAGCTCTAGTTTTTAGACTAGCTCTACCGCCAAACCAAGCGTTATGCATTGCTGCGTCACGGTCATGACCCCACTTATGGTCCACGACAAAGGTAACAGCATTCATAGCACCCCACCAAGTACCCTTACTTGATTTAAGGTTAGCTCCAGGTTGCTGCTCTAACGCCTCATACACTTTACTAGGGGCACTTTGAAACTCGTCAAGCATACTCGCACGTGCAGCGTAGGCTTTCTCGTCTTTAGTGTTCTCTAGTATTTTCTGCTGCATAGCTAACTTAGGTTGCATTAAGTCGGCTATATAACTAATAACGCTATTCTCATTGTACTGTCGGCTGCAGAGATATTCTGCTGCTTCTTTGTACTCTTTCATACGGTCACTAGCTAGTCCTAACGCTTTTTCTGCAGTCATAATTAACTCAGTGTCAAACACTTTAGTATGGGGCATTCTAAAATGTGGCTGACTTTTATCAGCTAACGCCATACTCAACGTGTTATTACATACTACCCTTATAGGCGTAAACCTAATTTCGTTAGCTTTACCCCACTCGTGACTCACAGACACAAGCAAGTTACCTAGTACCCTATCATCTCCAGGTAGCGTGAAACTGTCATCAATTTCTGCTAACCCCCAGATTTGTCTACCGCCTTTTAATGAGCCTGCGGTTGACATACTCATATTACCAGCGTCGGTAAACTTCTTGAAAAACGTAAAAGCGTCTTCATTTTGGGTTGGTATAAATTTTGGTCCACATGGTCCAAAAATAGTGTTATCACTATCCCTTACGAGTAGCGAGTGGTTAGGTGCCATAATAAGGTCTTTCGACTTACTAGAGTCTGCGTGGTCATATGTAAATATGTCACGCTTACTAACTGACCAATTAAGACCAGCTTCATCTAACATTTCTTTTGGTGTTAAGTTGCCGTCAACTTTAACGCCTAGCCCATGCCAGGGTACTTCCCCTGCATAAGCCATTGTTTCTACGGCTGCTGCCATAATATTCTCCCGTTATATTAACCGAGATTGGTTAATAACTTACCCTTATATAAGTAAGTAAATTAATATTAGGGTACATCAGTTAATGATAAAAGGATAATCACTAACTTTTTTTAGAGTCGGTTCTATAAAATTTTGTGCAAAAATTTAGGGTCAATTTTGTATCGACCTGAGTTAATTAATTTCTCTCTGTTTTTTAAATGTTCTTCTTCTATCTCAGTTTTACTTTGACCGTGATAAATCACAGCATGATGATTCAATGTCATTAGATTGTTCAAGTTAACACCGTCAGCAACTACAGAACCTAAAACTCTGCCGAACTTACCTTTAGAATCTTTTAGTTTGGTTTGAATAATTATTTTGTCTGCTTTCTTTATGTGTTCTTTAAGATATTTCTTAGCTAATAGACCACGAGCCTTTTCTTCAAGATCTCGAGTCCTGCTCTCAGGTGTGTCAATCCCGTAAAGGCGAACACGACACTTATGAAAAATATCAAACCCAAGATCCATAATAACATCAATAGTGTCTCCGTCAACAACTCTTTTGACTTCACAGGAGTACTCGTACATTATTTTTTCTTACGAGCTTTAGGTCTTTTCCTTAAGACTTTAGTGTAGGCTTCATTCTTTACAGTTTTCGGATCGTCTGCTACATATTTACCTTTTCTATCCCTAGCTCTTATTTCTACATAAGATAAAGGTGTGATAAACTCAATTATTTTTTTAAACCAACTCATTTTTTACTCCTAGTATATTCTTCTAAAGTTTCTCTTTTTTGACGTGGTAAATAATCTTTCCAACATCTCAATACAATTAATTTCTTTTCGAAATCTGAGTAAGTGTTCCACTCCCTGATTTCATTTGCCGTTCTGCCACAGCCTTTACAAGTTCTAGTTCCCCATTGGGTTACCGTACAAATCCCAATACAGGGAGAGTCCGCTAAACCAGTGGTTTCATGCAGAGCTTTTTGTGCCATCGCTTTTACCTCTTATAAGACGAACATTTTTAGTTCTTAACCAGTCTCTCAAAAGTCTATTCCTTTCTATTGTACTAAGGTTTGTGTCGCTAAGTAAAGTTTTATGGTGCTTAGTGTATAGCCCATAACCAGCGTAATAATCTCCTGCACCTAACTCATTAAACCTTACTATCTGCCAAACTCTCTGTTTGGTCATGCCGTAGCGTACACCTATTTCTTCAAGCGTGTACTCACTATTGAGTGAAAGCATAAATATCTCGAAATATTTTTTGCGTAAATCTTTTCTTTTACCCACCATAATCATACTCCTTGTAATTATAAATTGCCGTACCCCAACTCAAACCTATTTCTGCGTCTACTTTATTAGGCACGATAAGTGGTACGCAGTCTCTCATAACCTCTATTATTTTTTCACAATCTTCTACACTACTAACGGAAATATCTAGCTCGTCGTGTATCTGTGTGTGTGGCAGTATACCTTCTTTATATAATTCGACCATGGCTTTCTTTGTCATATCTGCTGCTGAACCTTGTATTAATCTATTCATAGCTTTATATGTAAAAGCACGTTTAATATCCTCACCATATTTTTCTTGAGCTTCTGTAAAAGGTAGGGCTACGTCTCTGTCAAACCTTGGCTCGTATAGATTGAACCTACACTTACGACCCAGTACTGTCGTAATAAACCCACGGTTGTTACCTAGCCTAGCACATTGATCTCTTAAGCCTTTGATAAAAGGTACACGCCTATGAAACGTATCAAATAAAACTTCTGCTTCTTGAGGAGATATATCTAATTGAGAGATTAATTTATCTTTACCCATGCCATAGCTCAAACCTAAGTTAATAATCTTAGCTTCCTTACGGCTTATATTTGCCATATCTGCTACTACCTGATGAAAGTCTGCGTCTTTGTTTCTATAAGCGTCCACTGCGTCTGCTGCACCTTCCTGCTCGGTAATAGAAGCATAGTGTACGGTAAGTCTAGGCTCTTGCTGAGAGTAGTCAAACGCACCCCAATGCATATCTTTTTCTGGTACAAAAATACTACGAATCAGAGGTCCAATATAATCATTACGTGCTGGTACTTGTTGTAA